CTCTATGTCGTCGTTCTCATATGGCCCTACGCGCTTCTTGTCCTTGTCACGGTATAGCATATTCTCCACTGTCGGTATGCGTTCGGGATCGGTCCGCGTGTTCCGGTCGTCCCTCACCTTGCTAGCCGCGTACATTATGTCCCGGATCACCTCGCAGAATATCTCGGCGTTAACCAGGTGAAACGGTTTGCCCTTCACTTTGGCATACTTCACACCGTTCGCCTCAAGCCAGTTGAATATGAAAAACGCATGAAGATTATAAACGTGTGCCATATCTTCGATAAGCAACACTTTTCTCTGTTTCTTCTTAATATATGGTGTCGGCATACTATAAATTATTTAAGATACATACTAAAATACAACCAAATGCGATCCCCGCCGCAATCGCTAGGACCATTTGCCCCAGCATTTTCATAAGTTCCTTCATCATAGCTTTAGTGCTTCTTTAAGTTCACCGATCAAGCGCAACGCTTCAACTCTTGATAAGTCCACCCGTCGTTCCGGTTCGCTCTTCCTGTAAATCGTGATCGTCGTAATCTCTTTAGCCGTACGTGGCACACGTTCAGCGTAAACCATCACGCGCTCGGCTTCCGCCTTGTCGATCCTAACGCGCATATTATATTGTGCCTTCTCCGCGCGGTCCAGCGCTGTCTTAAAACGTCCGGTTCTGATGCCCGCTACTTCCTGTTCTCTCATCTCATATTCTCTGAATAAATGCTCCATATTTTCCATACTTTGTTCCTCTTTAAGTAAATTTTCTATGCGTTCTATACGATCCATATCAACTAAATATTAAATACATTATAATAACTACTAACACTATTACGGTGTTTATAACCGGGTCTAAATCGTCTATGCTTAACAGGGCATTAACCGCGTCACCTTTCTTTCCAAGCCCACGCCAAAAACCAATTAGCATCCATGACACTACGAGCAAAGCGAATATGGCAAATGCTGTTTTCATACTTTATTATATTAATAACAAGTTTACAAAACTTAACACAAGGGCCACCCCTCCAAGCGCCATACATGCCAAAAAGAAAAAATCTATTAGGCGCGACTTATCAAAAACTATTGCCACTGCCATACCGATAAAACTTAATCCCATCGATGCAAAAAGGGCTATTATTACTGTTTCCATAACTTAAAATATTAAATTGATTAATAGCCTTATAAAATAATCCAGCCCTACCACCAGCATAACGCCGTGCCCGATCGCCCCGCCAACAGCGGTGAGAAGGAAATCTACGAAGTCAGCCCGGTTACCGTACAAATGGTCCTTTATCTCCATGCCCAAACCTACACCCGTAGTGAACGGGGCGCCACACACCGCACCAAGCGGGATCGCGAAAAGGAAATGCTTCCAGCGGTTCGACGCCTTCCACCACTCTTCAACGTTCGATCCGTCCCTTTGCGCGACCACGCCTACCACCTCGGCGGCTAGCTTGTTAGAAAATGGCGCGAACTCGCCCGCGGCGTCCTTTACAAGTGCAAAACTTGTCTTTCCCTCTAGCGGTCTATACGCGTTCACCACCTCGCCCGCTACGGGCATTTCGCCTAAATACTCGTAACGTTTATCGGTACGGTTTCCATCACACAATAACACTACATCACCCTTTTTGTAATTTGTTGTTTTCATACCTTCTTAAATATTATATTACTACTGTCTATTACATTTACGCACACCCATCTCCTAGGACACATGCACGGCTCGCCGCGCTTGTTGAACGCGCACCCGGCGCATAGCCCGCCTTTCTTCTGTAACTCGGCTATGTATGTCACGCCTTCGTGCTCGGCCTGTTGGCCCGGCTCGAAAAATATAAGCTTTACTTTTTTCATACTCTATATTTTTTAATTAGTTCCTTAACCATATTCATTAAACCGTTCTGCGTATCCGCTTTCCCGGTCAATGCTCCGATAACCCTTTCGTCAATCGTGCCCCGCGTTATGATGTGATGGACAAACACACTATTCTTCTGTCCCTGTCTCCATAGCCGCGCGTTGAATTGCTGGTATAACTCCAGGCTCCAGGTAGTACCGTACCATATTATACGGTTGCCGCCCTTCTGCATATTCAGGCCGTGCCCCGCGCTAGCCGGGTGTGTCACTAAGACGGGTATCTTCCCCTCGTTCCACCTCCGTACGCTATCCACGCCTTCGAGGGCTTCCGCTCCGAAACCCTTGAGGGCTTCCAGTATGCGCGCTTTCTCGTGTTGGAAGTTGTACGCCACCAGTACGGGCGATCCGTTCGCAGCCTCTACCATTTCTACCAACGTCTCTAGTTTCTCATCATGCACGGTATGTATGTTCCGGTCTGCGTCGTAGATCGCGCCCCCGGCGAACTGTAAGAGCTTGTTTGATAGGGCGGCGGCACTTAACGCTGTGATTTCTTCTTCCTGCATAAGCTCCAGCACTTGGTCCTCTTCAAACTTGTCGTATTGCTTCTTCACCTTCGGCGATAACTCTACGTAGTTGTTGATGTATGTAAGTTCCGGCATATCTAGGAAGTCTAAGGCTTTCATCGAAAGGGTGATGTCGGCGATCTTTTCGCCTAATACCGCCTCGGTTGTTGCAAGCGGTTTGTACTCGTAAACTATACCTCCGTTTTGCGCGCCCGGTCTGAAATAGTTGGCCCGGTAATCAGTGATCGTCTTTCCTAACCGCTGCCCTCCGTCAACTAAATACATTTGCGCCCACAGATCAATAAGTCCGTTTGGTGCGGGCGTTCCCGTCAGACCCACCACCCGGCTAACACTGCGCCGGATAATCTTTGCCGCCTTGAAGCGTTTAGACTGGTGGTTCTTGAAAGAGGATAGTTCGTCCAGTACCAGCATATCGTACGGTACTTTAGACCCGCCCCACATTTGAAGAAGCCAAACAAGGTTGTCACGGCTCACTGTGTAAACGTCCGCGTCAGCCCTGGCCGCTATCTCGCGTTGCTTCGCCGTTCCTTTAATGACTGACAAACGAAGGTGTCGGATATGCGTCCAGTTATCAATCTCGTCTCCCCAGGTCATTTCGGCTACACGCTTGGGGGCGACTATCAACACCTTAGTTACCTCGAACTCGTTGATAAGATCGGCGACGGCGGTTAGCGTACTCACCGTCTTTCCCAGTCCCATATCAAGGAATAGAGCCGCGTCCGGGTGTTGCTTGATATGCTCGACGGCGGTACGCTGGTAACCGTGTAAGTTAGTCCTCTGTAACATTGTTAGCCATTAATTTAAATATCACATTCTTTCCGTCTTCCCTGTTATCCGCGTCGCATTGAAACTCTGGGACATTAATCGCTGTACACTGTGGCGTGTTCAAGTCCCACCCGACCGTATAAAAGATGCAGCCTTTGCACGCTATGTTCTCATCTACTTCCACTGCGGCGTATGTACGTCCGTCTACTCTTATTGTTTTCATAACCCTAAATCCTTTTTATATAACACGTCATAAATATCGTCCAGTGTATACCGTTCCGGGAAACATTTAAGGACCTCGGCGATAACGTCCAGTATATCGGGGAACTTTGATTTTATCCCTAACAGGTCCTTCAGGGCTTCCGCCCGGTTAGCGTTAAACACTTCTTCCTTGTAAACCTCGGCTATCGTGTCGGGGTCTTCAAACACTACGTTGTCACCCTTGTGCAGTTCCCGGCGGCTGTACTCCCTGCGTAGTATGCTGTCCGGCACTTCTGATATTAAATACTGTTGCAGGTTCTCGGGTAATTGCTTAATAGCGTCTCCAATCGCGTAGCCCTCGGCGGGCGTTCCGTTCGCCATCTTTGTAACCACATCGCAGAATAGATTGATGCGGTCTACCTTTAGTTTCTTGTTGAAGTCTACCATAATTAAATATCTCCCTCTATTATAATCAGTTCGTCAAGTCCCAACGTTATCGCTTTATACCCTTGCCAGTTAACCGCGGCGAATGGTGCGTTGCATGATACCTCTACCGTTCCGTCGGCATTGTCGGCCAGAAACCAACAGGAAAAAATGTCCCCATTACGCTCTACAGCCAGTTCCGAATTAGGTAGGATCGTCAACAGTTCGTCGCTTAAATTGTTCTCCGTGAAGTTACGGCCAAAACGTTTGCTACGTTCTGTCATTGCCAGGTGATAACCATTGTTGTATAAGAACGCGTTTAGTTCCTTGACAGTGCCTACGCTCTTTGACTCCCCGCGGCCCGCGTTCCGTACCTGTGATAACTTTATGCGCCCGTTAGGTAGTTTAGATACTTCCAGGATCTCGCCGCTATTGTTTTTATATACTTCCATGATGATCTTATTTATTATTGGTTATTGCTTCTGCCATCTTCTTAAGTTCTCCGCGTGATATATTAACGGTGAACTGATTACCCGGACTGAATATCTGCCAGACACCGGCCATTTTAGGGAAACGTGCGGTATGCCCCGCCGGGTTGTTGAGATGAACAATCTCATTGCTACTTGAAGGCTTGTACTCGGCCAGACTTAAGAGCGTCTTAACCGCCGCGTCCGCGTCTCCTAGATCAATATCCATTTCTAGGGAACTAGTCCCGGCTAGCTGTCCGGTGATCTGATAGGTTACCGCGTCGCCCTTCGTTACCTCTACGATCTTACAAGTTCCCAGGCGGAAAGACTTAAGCGTTTTTAAACTACCTGATGCGGTTGATACTTGTGCCATGGCACTAACTGATAATAAAACTACTGCTAAAATACTGATTAACTTTTTCATATCTTTTGGGTGTTGTGGCGGGTGTTACCCCGCCGGGTTAATTATTTATTCATATAAACTAAAACTTTTGTAAATCGTTACGGGTAACTCTTTGTAGTCCTTTACGGCTTGTTCGTACATCTCACGCGCTTCTTCGAAAGTGTAGCCCTCTCCTACGAATACCACATAGTCCGATTTTTCTTTAGCGGGTTCGTCACTCATAGCCTTTGTTATAGATACCTCTAGGATCGCGCTCTGAAACTCTTTGCGCTCTTCGCTAGTCATTAGGTTCTTATACTTTTTGAAGTATTCTCTCATTCCGTTTTTAAGTTCTTCCAGTGTCATAATTTTAATTTTTAAGTGGTTATTTCCTTTTGACATTTCAAAGATACGGGTTCTTTTCAGACTACCAAAATATAGGGTAAACTCTTAACTTTGATTTGCATTAAACGCTCTTAGTTAACGCCCGTTAACATAAAAGTCTATTAATCCCTTCAAATCGTTGTACTCGTCAGGGTTCGATACTACACGTACATTGAAGTCTAGCGCGGCGATCCGATCCAATATAACACGCTGTATCGGTCTAGGCTTGCAGCCCGTAGACTTGAACTCAACAAAGATAACCGTACCGCCTGGTAACAAGTACATCCGATCCGGAAGCCCGTTTATAAATTGGGACAGCAATTTGATTGCCATCCCTCCTTTACTCTCGACGTACTTAGACATAGTACGCTCAAATACCTTTTCGCTATTTTCCGTAGACTTCATCCGCTGGTACATTAATATGCAGGCTCGCGCCGTTTGTCACTTTGCACGCTTGGCGTAGTGCTACGTAATTCTTCCGGGCTGTGGTTGCTTCTGTCCATGTAAGAAGGGCGCACCCTTCTATATCGCCCCATTGGTCAGCCTTCTTGTCGTACGCTTGCAGCTTATACATACCGCAAAAATACCCTACGTTCTTATCCGGAGTGATCCGGGTTGCGCCATCGCGCGATTTTAATTTTTTCTTGTTACTCATCGCTATATTTTTTAGTAAAAATTCTGCTGCTTCTTGTTTTTCCATTCCTCCTTTTGCCGGGCTAGTTCCTTTATCGCTGATTCCGGACTAATCGCTGTGAGTTCCGTCCCGT